TATCTATACATCATAAATTATTTTTTAAACAAAAAAAAACACTTACTTCATAATATAACAATACTACGAAGTAAGTGAGTGAAGAATAAATATAAATTTATTAAATACCATGGAACAACAAAAAATATTTAACATTATATTCAGCTTCGTTTCTATTGTAGTTATCTATTTCTTAATAGAGATAAGTAAGAAAGAAGAAACGACCTTTCAATTCGTAACTATATACGAATACGATAATAATGACTCATTAACTATTGAGAACATTGAAAAAGAGATTAAAAAACAAAAGATACTATTTCCTGATATAGTATTAAGACAAGCTATCCTTGAAACAGGTTACCTTAAATGTAAAGACTGTTCACTTGATAATAACAACATATTTGGCTTTAGGTATAAGAACGAATATCTAAAGTTTGATTATTGGCAACAATCAGTACAATATTACAAGTGGTGGCAGAGTAAGAAATATAAAGAAGGAGATTACTATAAGTTTTTAGATAATTACTATGCTGAAGATGTAAATTATATTAAAAAATTAAAGATTATAAAAAATGAATCTATTTAGTAGAAAAAAATGCCATATTTGTAATAAAAAATTATTAAATATATTATTTCAAAAAAATAGTAGATTTTATAAATTAAAATCTGATTTGAATACTTGCAGAGTATGTAGGTTTTGTACATTTAAAACATGGTTTAAAGATATGCACACTTGGAAGTATTCACATGAAGATAATAAATTTGTAAAAATAATATTTAATAACAAAATAGAAATAATAAAAAAAATATTTTTAACACCTTAAAACTATAAAAATGGGTACATTACTATTAATTTATGAAAAATTTAAAAAATGATTTATTACGTAACAAATCAAGAAATAATACAAGGTTCAACAGACTATGAAAAAACAACTTTAGAGTATATTTTTGAGTATTTTAAGGATAAAAAAGAAATACAATTTGATACTGAGACAGAATTTAACACAAGAAATCCAAAAGCTTTACCAAATCCATATGAAAATAAACTACTTTGTTATCAATTAGGAGATTTCAACAATCAATTTGTAGTAAATAACGAAGAATTCCCTTTAAATAAAGTAAAAAAACTTTTAGAAAGAACGGATATAATAGTTTTAATGTGTAATGCCTTCTTTGATTTAAGATATCTATATTATTATAGTATTAATATACATAACTTATGGGACTGTTTTTTAGTAGAAAGAGCCTTAACAAGAGGTAAAAAATTTGAAAAGGGTTATTTAGGTTTAAATGGTTTATGTCAAAGATATGTAGGAGTATCTCTAAATAAAGATATTAGAGGGGAAATACATTGGAGAGGTTTAGATAATAGAGTTATTCGATATGCTTCAGAAGATGTAAAATATATGGGAATTATAAAAGAAAAACAAGAAAAAACAATATTAAAAGAAGATGTACAAAAATACATAAACCTTGAGAATATTTTTTGTTTAACACTTGCTAGAATATCTTATAAAGGATTTAAAATAGATAAACAAAAATGGTTAGATATTGCAGCTCAAAATAAAATATTACTACAAGAAAAAATAGAACAATTAGATGCTTATATCATTGATAATAATATAAGTGAATTTATTGATACGCAGTACGACCTTTTTGATGATTATATAAAAACAAGCATAAACTGGTCATCTTCACAACAAGTTATAAAGCTATTTAAAAAACTTGGAATAAATACTAAAGTAATTGATTCAGATAAAGGTGGATTTAAAGATTCAGTAGATAGTAGTAATTTAATAAAACAAAAAGATAAGTTTGATATATTACCAATATATTTATCCTATAAAGAGATAGAAAAAGAATTATCTACATATGGAGAAGATTTTATAAAACAACATTATAATCCAATTAGTAAAAGGGTACATTCAGAGTTCTTTCAAATAGTAGATACAGGAAGAATAAGTAGTTCTAAGCCTAATTTACAAAATATTAGTGCTACTACAGATAAAGGAGAATTAAATCCTTTAAGAAAATGTTTTGTAGCAGATGAAGGTAATGTATTAATTATCAACGATTTTTCTCAACAAGAACCACGTATAACTGCGGATAAATCACAAGACCCTGTATTATTAGATTTTGTACTAAACGGTGATGGCGATAGCCATAGTTTAACAGCTACTGCCATATCAAGTTATTTACTAGGAGAAGAGATTAAAGTAACAAAAAAGAATAATCCACTTGTACCAAAATATAAACAGAAAATACGAGATATAGGTAAAATGATAAACTTAGGGCTTGACTATGGGAAATCGGCTTATTCTGTAAAAGATGATTTAAATACAAGTAAAGAGGAGGCTCAAGCATTAATAGATTTATTAGGGGGAAAATTTCCAAAAAAACAAGAGTATTTTAAAAATTGTCAAGATTTTGCACTAAAAAATGGATATGTTATAACAGATTCTACTACTAATGCAAAAACTTATTTTAAAGATTGGGAAGAATTTAAGAAATTAAAAGAAATCCCATATGAACAAAGAACTAAAAAACAAAATTCTGATTTTTATAAGTTAAAAGGTTCTATAGAAAGAGGTGCTCAAAATTATCCAATACAAGGTACTGGAGGAGTTATGACAAAGTGTGCTGCTATTCTTTTTGATAAAGAAATTTCAAAACTTGGGATAAATGCTTTTATAGTAAATTTAATCCATGATGAAATAGTTGTAGAATGTCCTATAAAATATTCAAATGATGTAATGAATATTTTAACAAATTCTATGATAAAAGCAGGTGAAATATTTTGTAAAAGTGTACCTATGAAAGTAGACCCTATAATATCAGAATTTTGGTCTAAGTAATATCAACCAGTAAAGCACTTGAAAAAAAACAGATTTTATTAATTTTTTAAAAATTTTAAATTATGTATACTATTGGCTTTACAGTAATTTGTGCTATTCTATTTATAATGAGTGGTGCTGAAGAACTTGAAATTATCTTAACAGATAATAAATTAAATATTAATTTTAATAAAAATATAAAAACAATTTAATATGCCTTTTGATATAGCTTTTAAAGATAAAGATAGAATACCTGTAGAAAATGAAAGTATTATAACCAAAACTGTTGAAATTATTGGAGAAGTTGAACATGAAAAACACGATTATTCCTACTCTAATTTTGTAAATAACCATTTATGCCTATTTTGTGATGGGGAAGGCTATGATGATGATGCCCGTGAGATTTGTCCTGCATGTGGAGGTTATGGTCGGAATATAGGAGAATGTTGAAAAAATGGAAATAAAAATAAATCTAAGGGATTTAATAGAATTAGGTATAAAAATAGAAGATTATTTTTTGTTACAAGCAACTTATTATAAACTTGTGAATAGCGATTTAATTACTAAAAATGTAGAAATAATAAATAGATTAGTATCTAAAGGATTTATAACAATTACAAATGCTACTGCTTTAGAATTTAAATTAAATAACTCCGCTATAGAATTATTTGAAGAAAATCCCAGTAAACAATTTTGGGAGGAGTTCAAAAATATATATCCCAAAAAAACTAGTAGTGGAAGGAGGCTACATGATAATCCAGCTAAATGTAGAGAAAAGTATTTAAGACTAGCTAAAACAAAAGAAAATCATAATTTAATAATACTTGGTCTACTAAATGAATCAAAAAAAAGAGATTACGCTGTAGCAAATAAACAATTTTTCCCTGAATGGAAAAATATGAGTACATGGTTAAATCAAAAAAGTTGGGAAATATATTTAGAAGAGGATGATGAAAATGATGGAAACTCAGAATTCGGAAAAGACATTTAGTGGTTTTGATAAAACGATTGAAAAAATAGACTCAAATAGAAAAAACGATGTTAATTGTTTACCAATAGGATTAAAAAGATTTGAACCTTATTTCCAAGGTATACTACAAGCCTGTTATTATTTAATAACTGCATCTTCTGGTATAGGCAAATCAAAATTTTCAAAAGCCTTTTTTATAGATAGACCTTATGAATTCTATAAAAATAACCAGCATTTGAATCTTAAATTAAAAATATTTTATTTTTCTTTAGAGGAAAGTAGAGAGAAATTCTTTTTATCATTAATTTCTACATTGCTTTATAAAAAATATAAGATTTCTAAAAGTATAAGAGATTTAAAATCAATAGGAGAAGGTAATAAGATAGATGATGATTTATTCAATAAAATAAAAGAATTAAAACCAGAAATTGATAAACTTGAGGATATTGTAGAAGTTATTGATAATATTAGAAATCCATATGGAATCTATAAACATGTTAAAGAATATATGGATTTAAATGGTGAAATTAAAATAGGGAAAAGGATAGTTGAAGGTAAGGAGAGAGAAATAAAAGTGTATGAGCCTAAAAACCCAAATACCTATGTTATAATAATAACCGACCATTTATCTCTATTACAACCAGAAAAGGGAAGTTCTTTATTTGACTCAATGTTAAAATATTCTTCAGAATATTGTTTACATTTAAGAGACTTTTATAAATGTACTGTTGTAAATGTACAACAACAAACAGCTGCTAAAGAGGCTGTAGAATATAATTTTAAAGGTAACTCAATAGAAGCGAAACTTGAACCATCTTTAGATAGTCTAGCTGATTGTAAATTAACACAAAGAGATTGTGATGTAGCTTTTGGTTTATTCGCCCCAGAAAGATATGAAATAAAAAATCATAGGGGATATGACATAACTATATTACAAGATACTTATAGACAGTTGGCTAAACTTAAAGATAGAGATGGTGAGGCAAATGTCAGAATAGGATTACATTTTAAAGGAGAAGTAAACTATTTTGAAGAATTACCCAAAGCAGAAGAATTTTTAAATAACCCATATTTATATGAAAACTATAAAAACTAAATAATGTTGAAAAATGAAACAAAAAAAAGAAATATTTTCTTAATAACTGGTTGGAATGATACAGGTAAAGATACTGTTGGAAAACTAATAAAAGATATTCTTGAAACATATGATGAAGAAGAATTTAAGGGATGTATAGAAACATGTAAATTTTCTGAACCTATAAGAAAAGTGATTAAGCGTATTTTTTGTATAATGGATGATGAAGAACTTGAGACAATAAAAAAAAATTCTATAAATGTCAGAAAATTATTTATAAGTTTAGCGGAAGCATTTAAAGATATGTACGGAAATAACTACTTTATTAATAACACACATCAATTTATAAGTAATACTTTTTATAATAATTCTAAAATAAATACTATAATAATAACAGACTGTAGATTTGTTGATGAAGTTATAGAAATGCAAAGTATTATAACACATATTGATTCACATCTTAATTTACATTTAATAACAGTAAAAGATATTAATTCTACAAAAAGTGATTTAGATGTAGGAGATGATATGACTACTATATCTCATTATGTAATAAAAAATGATAAGCAAATACCAAACTCTATAGATGTGTTAGAACAAGAAGTTTATCAAATGTTAAAAAGTATTAATATAATAAAAGAATAAATTAAAAATGATGGAATTACCTAATGTAGAAGAGAAAAGAAAAATACTTGGAGAGAACGCTACTTTATTAGTATTATTTGGAAAACCAAAAAGCGGTAAAACAGAAGCTGTTGTTAAATTAGAAAATAATTTATTAATAGACCTTCAAAAAGGAGCCTCTTTTGTTGAAGGTTGTATAGTAGAAGCTAATGATTTAGATGAGTTGTTTGAAATAGCTAAGGCTATTAAAGAAAAAAATTGTCCATATAAATACATAACTTTAGACCCTATAACGGAGCTTGAAGATATGATTTTACCTTTGGCAGCAAAAATGTACAGGAAAACACCTATGGGAAAAACATGGGACGGTACTGATGTTCGTTTATTACCACAAGGTTCAGGATATTTATACATAAGAGAGGCTTTTCAACAAGTTGTACAAGGCTTTAAAAACTTATGTGAATGTCTTATATTAGTTGGACATACTAAGGATAAAATAATTAATAAACAAGGAAAGGAGTTGAGTGAGAACAGTATTGATTTAACAGGAAAATTAGAAAGAATTGTAGCATCAAAAGCTGATGCTTTGGGTTATGTTTATAGACATAAAAACCAAACAATTATTAACTTTAATGGTGGAGAGGATTTCATTATAGAAGCTAGACCCAAACATCTCAG